ACTACCGTGACCCAGACAGCTTTGCTGACATTGTACGTGGTATGCACCTTTACGGGCGGAAGATTCTGCGCCCAGAGGCACTTATCACAGCACGTTACAACGCTGCCTAATCACACTTAATAAGTCGGGCTGGTCTCTCAGGAGGCTGGCCCCTCTTTACTTTCTGAGGGATAGCTATGGCTAACTATGTTACACTTGTAAACCAAGCATTACGCCGTGTCAATGAAGTTGAACTTGACATTGGTGGTGATGGCTTTGCTGATGCACGTAACCTACAGGCTCTAGCTAAGGATGGTATTAACTCTGCTATACGTGAGATCCTGCAGAACTCTCAAGAGTGGCCTTTTACACTTACAACATATACGCAAACCCTTACTGCTGGTATTGGTGTGTATGACTTTGCCCCAGATGCCTCTAAGATGGACTGGGACACTATCTACCTCAAGCGTTTATCTTCTAAGGGTAACACACCCGCTAGGCTATCTGTGATTACCTACGAGGACTACATTCGTAAGTATCGCTCAGGTGAAGATGTTAGCGGTGCAGATGGGTATAGCATACCTAATATCGCTTATCAAACACAGGACATGAAGTTTGGTGTTACACCACTGCCTGACGATGCTTATGAGATTGAGTATCGCTATTGGTCATATCCTGCTGACTTAGTTTCTTATAATGATGTATGTATAATACCTGATCGTTTTAATACAGTAATAGTTGACGGTGCTGTTATGTATCTTATGCGCTTTCGTGCTAATGAGCAGAGTGCTGCACTACACCAGCAAAAGTTTGAGGATGGTATGGATAACATGCGCCGCTTACTTCTTGACTTACCTTTATACGTTAGATCCTCTGTTATAGCAGGTAGATACTTTAACAAGCAGACTGGCACTAACTAATGGCTGATAACCTACGTACCTTTGCTGCATCTTGTTTAGGTGGCTTGGTGCTTAACCAAGATCCTCTTACTCAGGGCGGTCAGCTTCCTGGTTCAGCACTACGTCTGATTAACTATGAGCCTGCCTTGAATGGTGGGTATCGGCGTATTAGTGGTTATGCTAACGCATATGGTGAAGTACCTGGTGAAGCTAATACACCCGTACTAGGTGTGCATGTATCTGCTGATATTAACGATGGTATCTTTGCTGCACGTAAGCCTGACTCAGGTAACAACTATCTTCATAAGTGGAACACTACTACAGAGGCTTGGGATTCTGTTACTAGTGTAGGCTCTCCTACAATGGTTGGTGTATCTAAGGTACGCTTTGAGAGTTTTAACTGGGGTGCAGCTAAGTTTGCTATGGCTGACGGTATTAACCCCGCTTCTACGTGGGATGGTACAACATATGTTCAGCTTAGTGGTGGACAAGCGCCCAGCGCACCAAGCTTAGTTGCAGCATTTAACAATCATTTATTTCTAGCTGGTGATCCTTCTGAGCCTTACAACCTGTACTTTAGCGCCCCAGTAGATGAGACTGACTGGACTCCCGCTGGTGGTGCAGGTGTTATTAATGTAGGCTTTGAAGTTGTACAGATCAAGACTTTTCGTAATGAGATGTATATCTTTGGGCGCAATAACATTAAGCGCTTAGTTGGTAATAACATTGCTGACTTTGTGTTACAGACAGTTACATCTAACCTTGGGTGTGTAGCTCCTGATAGTGTTGCTGAGTTTAATGGTGAGATCCTATTCTTAGCACCTGATGGTATTCGCCCTGTTACTGGTACAGACCGTATTGGTGATATTGAGCTTGCTACATTGTCTAAGCCTATTCAGTCTATCTTTGAAGATTACACAGCTAACGAAGACCTAGCTACTATGACTACTGTAGTCCTAAAGAAGAAGTCACAGTTTAGATTATTCTTTACTAACCAAGACTCACTTGGTATCATTGGTGCTATCAGGCGCAGTGGTCAGGGTGGAGCAGGCTTTGAGTTTAGTCAGTTAGTAGGCGTGTCAGTCAACTGTGCAGACAGTGGTTATATTGGTGATGAAGAGTTTGTTTTACATGGAGATAGTGTAGGGTATGTGTTTCGCCAAGAAGTAGGTAATGACTTTGATGGTAGAGACATCTTTAGCTTATTTCAAACGCCCTTCTATTACATGGATGATCCAGCAGTACGTAAAACCTTCTATGACATAGATACGTACATGCGCTCTGAGGGTGAAGTAACTGTTAACATGGCTATTGATTATGACTACAGTAATCCTTCCGTAACTATTGGGCCTGACTATCAGTTGTCTACACAGGGTGCTGCAGCATACTATGATAAAGCTACCTACGATACTACAGACATTTACGATGGTAACCCTTCACCTGTAGAGAGTACGACTATATCAGGCTCAGCTAAGTCTATATCAGTACGTTATGTTGCAAATGATACAAAACCTAGTCATACTATCCAGGCTATCACACTAACATACGGCCTTGGTGACAGGCGCTAAGAGAGGAATAAAACATGTCAGGCTATACACGCCAATCTGTTGCAGACATTGTACCTACCGCTGTAGTACGTGCAGCGCCTATCAACTCAGAGTACAACAAACTCCGTGATGCTTTTGCACAAAGTGACACAGGAACTACAGGCCACAAACACGATGGCACATCTGATGAGGGTTCCTACGTACCACTCATTGCTGACCTAGATGCTAAGAATAAGATCATTGTAAGCCAAGTAGACAATCGCTTTGGTGTATTTGTAGAAGTATCTAATGTTTCTACTGAGCAGTTACGCTTTCAAGATGGTGTTATTGTACCTGTACTGGATAACGACATTGACTTGGGTACATCTAGCCTAGAGTTTAAGAACGTATACGTAGATGGCACAGCTTACATTGACACAGTAAGCATTGGTGACAATGACTACACTACCATCACAAACAATGACTATGTTGTAGCTTCTGGTAATCTTAACTTTGATGTAGCTGGTAACATTAACTTAGATGCTGATGGTGGAGATGTAGCACTTAAGGATGGTGGTACTACTTACGCTACCTTTACAAGCAACTCAGGAAACCTTACACTTAAGAGTGGTACAACCACAGCTGTAACATTCACTGGTGCTAACGCTGACTTTGCTGGTACACTTGACGTAACTGGTGCTGCTAAGTTTGATAATAATGCTACTATTGATGGTAACACTGTAGTAGGTTTAGCTAATACTAACACTGTAGCAGTTAACGCTAAGATCACTACTGCTCTTGTACCTACAACTAATGGTGTTAACACACTGGGTACAGGCTCTGCTTACTGGGGAGATGCGTTCCTAAAGAGTGTAACTACTACAGGTAACGTAGACATTGGCGGTAACATCACGGTCAACGGTACAGCTGACTTTACCAACACTACACTAGAGAACGTAAACGATCCGACTACTGCACAACAGGCTGCTACCAAGAATTATGTAGACACAGCTATCAACAACCTTATCGGTGGCGCACCAGCTACACTTGATACCTTGGATGAGATTGCTGCAGCTATCAATGACGATGATAACGTCTATACTACTTTAACAAATAGTATCGCAACCAAGCTATCTCTGTCTGGTGGTACTATGACTGGTCAGATTGCTATGGGTGGCAGTAAGATCACAGGTGCTGCTGCACCCACTACAGGTTCTGACCTGACTAACAAAACCTATGTAGATAGCATTCTAGGTTCAGCTACAGCAGCAGCAGATAGTGCAGCTGACGCACAGAAGCTTGCTATTAACCCAGAAGATAGTTCTTACACTTTATCAGATACTGTTACAACAGGCTTCTCTGCATTACACTATGCAGCTAAGGCGGAAGATAGCTATAATAGTACCGCACAGTTAGCTGCCGTTGTGGGTGCTACTGTAGGGGACTATGGCTTTATTAACAATTCACCTACTTCAACGGCAGATTACGGAGCATTATAAATGTCTACTCAAATACAACGCCGCCGTGGTACTACCGGGGAGCATTCTACGTTCACGGGTGCTGCAGGCGAGATTACTATCGACTCAACAAAGAACACAGTGGTGGTACATGATGGTACTACTGCTGGTGGTTTTCCTCTAGCTAAGGAAGCTAATGCGCTTACCTCATCTGCTATTGGTGTTACTGTACAGGCTTACGATGCTAACCTCACTAGCTTTGTTACTGCAGTTAATCTTCCTACATCAGATGGTACATCAGGGCAGTTCCTCAAGACAGATGGCGCAGGTACAGTAACCTTTTCTACTATCCCTACCATTAATGCTCTTAACGATATTGCTAACGTCACTATTACGAGTGCATCTTCTGGTGAGTTCTTGAAGTGGAACGGTAGTGCGTGGGTTAACGATAGCATTCCTACTATCAACACACTGAATGACATTTCTAACGTAACCATCACTAGTGCTAGTACAGGTGAGTTTCTGCAGTGGAATGGTTCAGCCTGGGTTAACGCAGTAGTTGAAGCATTTGACGTACAGACACAAACTACTACAGCTGTAACACAAGTAACTGTTGCATCTTATAACGCAACCACGTATGATGGCATCAAGGTTGTGATTACAGCGCATGACTCTGCAGCAACAGAACGTAGTATCACTGAGTTGCTTATCACACATGACGGTACAACTGCTGTAGCTACTGAGTACGCACAAGTTAATACTGCTACTGCATTGGCTACGTATGATGTAGACATCTCAGGTGGTAACGTGCGTATCTTGGCTACACCAGCAAGCACAAATAGTACAGCGTTTACAGTTAAAGCTATCACGCTGTAAGATATACTGACAAGGGGAAAGGTGAACCATGTCAAACAATAAAGACTTTAAAGTAAAGAACGGTATCCAGCCAAC